TGGCTCTGAATCTCTCGTTGAGAGAGAGTACGATCTAATGAACGATTCACTAAATCAGCAATTTCCTGTTCAGAAAGAGCTTTAGGTGGTGTACCTGAATTTCCATTCTGTTCAGTGAGGCTGCGTACAGCATCTTCTAGGGAAGCAACTCGTTGAGCTTCAGATCGCAATCTTACAATTTCTGCATCCTTCTCAGCAAGACTTGTCTTGAGGCTTGGGATGAATTCTTGTGCGTTCTGGAGACCAATGATAGCGTCCTTAACTGATTTGTATTTAACCTCTCCACGCTCGTTCTTGATACCTTGTAACAGGTTTGTCAACTCAACATCAGTTGGAGCGATAACATTGTTGCCAGCAGTGTTAGTTTCTATTTGGGTGGTGTTCCCTGAATTCGTACTATCGAAAATACTTTGTGTCGGGTCGGACATTAAGTTTCTTTCTATTAAAATTTATTGGCAAATCCCCGTGGATTCGAACCACGACTGTACGGTTTTGGAGACCGACATCCTGCCATTAGAACAGGGACTCATATTCTGGTGCCCAAAGAAGGAATCGAACCTCCGTAGCCTGCTTACAAAGCAGAACCTTTACCATTAAGGATATAAGGGCAATGTATATTCTTGACTCACTTCGTTCGAATCAAGTATTTCTTAACGCACTCATCTACTCACACTTCCAGTGTTCGTATCTTTCGTAACACTAAAACAACTTCTTATTCATTAACTCTCTTTCGTTCGTTAATTCATATGTTTTATTTATTAAGTTTAAGTAAGTTAGAAATTATTTATTATATATATACTAATACCCCAAATTTCGTCACTTCTCGACAGAATTTTCAGAAATAAGTGAAATAATCTCTAAAATAGCTCTTTCGTAGCCAATAGCATCTGCTTGGAGGTATGCCCAATTAGAAATCTCATAGGATTCCTTCTTACGCGTAACAGCATTAGATACTTTGATTTTCTGTAAAAGAAGTTCTTCCATTCTCTTACGTAGGGTGGCAGCACCTACGTAATCTTGTTTAATCTGAGTAGCTCGTGAAGGATCAAGTCCTTGCGTCCAGCTTTGTTTCATTACTGTCCTCCTTGCTGCATAGCTACTGCATCTTCAGCACTCAAATCCTCTTGAGCTTGCTTAGACAAACGAGCTGTTTCTTGTTGTTCCGTAATAGCGATATTAGGAGAGAACAGAGAATAGCGTGTGAGTCCCATAGTTTCTTCCAGAAGCTTAGTAAGTTTCAAAGCACTAATGTGTGGTGAAACAACTTGTGCAATTTGGCTATTAAAAATTCCCATAACATTCTGTAGAAGTTGAGCTTGAGCTGCAAAGTGACGAGCACCAATAGGACGAAGTTTTCCAGAAGCAGTAATGTCATCTTTGGTAATCTTAATGAAGCGTTCCACTCCCAGATCATCATCCATAACACGTACAATATCTTCATTGTCAAAATTACGTTTAGCTGTTTCCAACATTGCATTGAGAACTTTCTCTAGCAATTCAATTTCAAAAGCTGTAATCTTTTCTTGGAAGATACGTCCAGAAGCATTCTGCAATTGTTGAACTTCAAATGCTGTCTTCTCACCTGCTGTACGGATACCCATAGCCTCACGAGGAGCACCTGCATACATCTCCATACGTTGCTCAAGACGATCAATAGCATTATCTGCTTGAATCACCCATTGAACATTATGACCAAGTTCCTGAACATCACCTGCTTCATCAATATGAATCTCACCACCGGGCTTATATACAAATTGCTCCACTTCACCTTTAATAACTAAAGGAGGAAGAACTGCCAAGTCCATTGCATCTGCTTTCAGATTCTCAAGGTGATCAATACGGTATTGCATACCTACAAGGTTGTCTAAAGGCCCCATAGCCCACAGATTATCAGGACGGAGTCTCCACCCTACATGGTAGATTGGAGCGTGCCCTAGCCACGTTGGAATAGGCTCCTTGCGGATTACATACATACGATCAACAACAGTGATTACCAAACCACGTTCTACTACACCTGTTTCTTGATTGTGAATGTCACCATAGAACTCCAACAATTCAATAAATCCACTTTGAAGATAGTCATAGTAGTTTCCAAAACCATCTACAGAGATTCCTTCAGCTTTCTGCCAGTCCTCAATACCGTATGCATTCATATGTGCAAACATTTTATCTCGTTGTGCAAGAGCTTTCTGGAGATAAATATTGTCTGGTTCACTTTCAGCCATTGTACGTAGTTCACCAACATTCTTAATACTTCGGATAATTTTAAAAGAATCTTTAAAAGAATTAGCGAGAGGATTAAAAACAATATCAAGAGGACTAATACGGCGTACTTTAGGACCAATGAAATCTACAACTTTCTTGTAATTACTGTCCATACGATAGGAAGCCTCAAAATCGACTGTAGCAAACGCATTACCATAATCAATGTAGTCGTATAGGAGACGACTTGTTTCAACGCGGAAGCCCCCTTCTCGTGTCTTGTTGGACATGTATGCTTCGATTGATTCTACTTTTTCTTTCGTAGCATCATTTTTACTATAAGCTTCCCATTTAATCCAATCATCATTAGGAAATAAAGCAGATACATAGTTGGAATGGAGATTGTCACGAATTTGACATAATTTTGGCAACGTCGTACTATTTTTCCACGGGAGCGTACTATTAGATGTTGTTGACGTATCTGTTGCAAAGATGTAGTTTCTTAGTTCATTCCATTCTGCAATTTTTGTATTACGATTGGAATTATATACATCCCAAGTATTTGCAACATATTGGGCAAGTTCGTCACCTTGGAAGTCTGTTCTGATTTCAAGTGCTTTTGTTGACATTTATTCCTTATCTAAAGCTTACTCCGCCAAAGCGTGAGTTAAACTTAATTACATTAGTGTTATAGTCCTCACCAGAGCTTCTTAAACGCTTTGGTTTGACCGCAATTGCTACGGCTGATGCTAGGGCATCCTTTATGTCGTCATGAGGAGGACGGGCTAATACAAGCTCTTCTTCAAGCACATCTGTATATCCTCCTTTGTAATGCCATACTGACATATTCTCATATTTATGTTCGAGAGTTGCAGCAATACGTTCCGCTTTTGTTCCCTCATTGCGTGTAGGACGATATTCTTCAATTGAAAGACTTAACCCTTCTTCTCGAAGTTTATCTTTCAAATCCCTTACAATTACAGCCTGTGCGACAGTAACTTCAGCTCTAAGTTTCTTAAACTCCCATTGTGAATGGAGTTCTGAGATATTTCTGAAATAGTCGCTAATACGGTCGCTTTTAAATACAACAATATCCAATACATAAATAAATCCTTCAGAGTCAATACCAATAACAACAATAGCTGTACTATCCGCTTTCTTACTTAAACTGAAAGCAAAGTCAATAGCAGCATATACATTTAGTTTATGTGTTTTATAATACCAATATCCACTTTCTTGTCTTAGGAATTTCTTATCGTAATATTGAAACTTAGAGCGATCAATTCGATTACTTCCGGGATCATTAGGATCATTATAGTATTGAGAATGAAATTGAACTTTATCTGTGTATTCTGCCTTGATACGTGCAAGAATCTGTGCATCAAATCCAAAGAATTTCTTATCACTACGCATTGTCTTGGGCCAAATGAAAAGACCATCAACCTCTACAGCAGCTTCTCGTACTTCCCAAACAGCTTGTGTACCAGTTATTTCGCCTTCTTCGCTGTACACATCATACTCTTGCTCTTTCCATGTAGCATATACATCAGAAGGGTGGTAACGAGTACCACAAGCTAATGTAAAACCCCCAGCATTACGAATAGATGTAAATTGAGATGCTTTCTTTGTAACGCTTTCTCGTCCATCTGACGTATAAGCATTTTCAGGAACAACAATGTCATCTGAGATAATAATATCAGCGTGCCAACCAGTAGTATTGGTTGTCAATCCTGCTGTAGCAACTGTCTCATCTCGGATAGCTTCTTCTTTACGTTTAGCATGATCAATAGAGAACTTACGTTGACTCCACTTCTCTCGCTTCCCTTCTTGTGGGTTGATGTATTCAGGAAAATATCTATTGTAAATTGTACTTCCAAGAATGTTCTGAATAGCATATAATTGCTTTTCTGCCAATTCCGCAGTAGCGGAAAGGTAAAGGATAGAAATCTCTGGATGACGTGTAATAATCCAAGCAGCCCATGTAGCCACCATGTGACTCTTTAAGTGACCCCGAGGCAGCATAATGAGTTTATTCGTGGACTGTGAGAGACCTTGACCGAATAGGGAATACTCTTCAAGCCACTTGAAATACTTTTTATGGACATCTCCATAGACGTATCCGGGATTTACAAGTCTAGCGAAGAAGTACAAGTCTGACAAAGCTGTTGCTCTCAGTTCTTTTGCCTCTTGTGGCATCTTCTCTAAACGCGTCTTAGCTTCCTTCAGCCATGTATCATCTTCTCTTGCCATATTAGTCTTTCTTACTCATACCATTTCTTACTCATTCCAGGTCGATTTCTCTCTTCGGAAGTTCTATCGGCTTCCTTTTGGATTTGTCCGATAGTCATATTGTTGAAACCATAAGCAGGAAGATCAGCTTTAGCACTATCTGAAACTCTTGAATCAGATTGAGTAGTTCTTTTCCCTTTTGCATCATGACTTCCATCGTATTTTTCATCTTTATTGATTGGCATATTATGTCCCTTTATGTAAGCGAATTACATCGCTTGAATATTCACTATCTACACGAGCCATTAGAACCTTCTCAGAGGCAATTTCTGCCTTAGACGGCCTACCGGCTCCTCTTTGTGCCCAACCCCTGTCAGCGAGCCATTTAGAGGCTTGTACGCCCCCTTTCTCAGCACTCTTAATCATTTCTTTGACAGCACGGCTTCTAAGCTTCATTTCAAGCTCTTCTCTCCATTCGTCAATGTGTTTACGAATGAGTTTGTTCTCACACAATCGTTGCCAATGCTTCCAACCTAAAAGATATTTAGTAGCAAAGTCATATTCAGTAGGGTCTTCTTCTTCAAGATACAAACGTTTTAAAGAAGGATAGAGATGACCTTCGTAAAGATGATCTATTTCTTTTAACGTATAAATTGCAGATTCGGAATACCCAACCTCCAAGAACATTGATTGCGTAATAGGACGACCACTCGTATCCAACATTTGATTTCTATTCGGTAAACTCATATTTTATTTTCTCTAGTTGACGCCTTAGTGTAAGACCTCGTACTATTCTTCCTCCTGCTTTATTCCAAAGAAGAATACTCTTGGCTGCTCTCTCATATTCTTGGAGCATTGTGTAGCGTTTAACAGAAGATACACCAAAAGCACCCAGCCCAATGTTATATGCTAGAGAAACACATGCTGCAATACGCTCAGGAGGCTCCAGATGGAGCTGTGGGCACTTTTGCAAAACAATCAATAGGAAGTATAGGGCACGCCTAGAAAGCTCGCTATCGGCCTTCTCTTGAGTCCACACCATGCCTTGGCGAACATTAAGTGTTTCTCCATAACCAATAGTCCACACACCTACGATGTCTTGGTATGCTACTAGGCTACATCCTTCAAACTTTTTTAAAAGTTCAACCACTATAGACAGAGCAGTTTTCATTTGCGCTTGTCCAATACCCTGCCAACAAACCAGAAGGAAAGGATACCAGCAAGAATGCTTTTATCATCTTCTCCATAGATCATTAGAATGGATTCCCATCCAGAGATTCCTGAATTGAGAGCAACAACAAACATTGCAATCTTAGCAATACCGTACAGAGCAAGCATATAGTAGGTCGTAAGAGGGCGAACAAGAAAATTAAGGGCATCTACCCATTTCATTCCTGTAAGCTGCATTTGACCCTTTACAGCCTCTTTCTGAGCATCTAGAACAGCAAGGGCTTCATTGAAATCTCCTGTAATAACAATTTCTTGACGTTTATGCTCAGATTGAAATTGTTCTAATTGGATTTGGCGATCTAACATTTCTAGTTCATGTTTATTATCTGCTTTTTTATTAAAAAGAGTGATAAATTCAGGAGCTAGACGCATTAAACCACCTCCCAGCATTGAGAGGAGTGTTAGAATCATATATTATCTTTCCATATTTTACGTATTAATACGTAAATTTGGAGAATAGTGAAGATAAGAGTTGCTGAAAGAACAAGTCCAGAGAGTGTAATCCCTCCAAACAGAGTTCCAAACCATGCAACAGCTACCTTCAAAAGTGTAGTATTTGTGTCTTGATTGAACATTGTTACGTTTTTAGAAGCAGTCTACGCATTCTTAGTATTTAATTATTATAAAGAGGTATTTTGTAGAACGTACCACTTATGTTGATCTGCAGGTATGTGGCGGGCGTTGCTGGTAATGCACTTGCAAAACCGGCAGCGCCAACAGTGGCAGCCGTTGTCTTGCCGATATTTATTTGCCCTGTGGGTGCAGATAACGTTATGCCACCTATAAATAGGTTTCCTTTTAGGGTGGTGTTATTGTTTTCATCAATAGTTAGACATTCCGTGTAGACGCCAGCCCCCAACGTTCCAAGTCCAAGCAAAGGGCCGCGCCCGCCAATACCATAACCCTTTACCACACCTCCGTATGTGCTACCCAATGCCCCGTCGTTCAAAGTAATTGTTGTGGCAAGTACAGGATTTGGCTCATTGTTGTAAAGACTGTCAGTTGCAGAGTCTTTAACCAAAACATCCATCCCGGCAACTGGGAAATTGTGCAGCCTAGCGTTTGAGTAAT